TGATAATATCAAAGCAGCTTCTTCATAGTCTGCTTCAGATACAAGTTTATAAATAGAATTACCTGCTCTTAAAAACCCTAGATATTCATGTAACATATTTCCTTCTAGTCCTTGCTCAGGAGCAGAAATTACATCTAGGGTTTTAAACAAATAATTAAATAACTGTTTACCTTCTTTAGATTTTAAAAGAACACCAATTGCTAGTAACACATCTCTATGTTCTATTTGCTCCTGATGTTCTAGTCTTCTTTGGTACTCTTCATGTTTACTCATGAACTGAATATCTACAATATCCTCTAAGTTTACCTGCTGTTAAAGCTGTACCACCTATAACAAAACTAATGTCACAAGCTGCTGCAATGTCATCAACCATATTAGCTGCTGTACCAGTTACTGCTGAAGCTAAGAATGCTCCTGCTGCTACACCTGTTTGATCTGCTGCTGATAAAATATTATTAGCATCTTCACATTGGACGGCCAATGTTCCTGATCCTGCATCGATTAATTGTGTTTCAACTCTGAACCAACATTTCTCAATGATCGCTTTGATAGGTAGACTTACACCTGTAGCAATAGTACTAACTGCACCACCATCTACTGCAAAGTCATAATCAAAAATAGCTAGTCTACCGAAGTTTAACCCTTCATCTTGATCTGCTGCTGCACTCTCAGGAGCTGCTACTGTAAACTTGTCTCCAACTCTAGTGCATGTCATTCCTGTAGAACAATTGATTCTGTTAAAAATCTTTAAACTAGTTCCATCTTGCATTCCTTCAAAACCTGCTGATACACTAAAACTAGTCATCACCAAGAGTAATAAAATTAAAGTCTTCATACTGCCTCCATATTATTGTTGTTATTAACCTTGTTGCATTTGTTGAGCTGCTGCTCCGTCTTTTGCTGCTTTTGCCATTGCTGGAATTGTCTCTGTTAATTGCTCTTGTCTTTGAGCTTCTTGCTGCGCTTGTTTTCTTTCAGCATCTACTTTCTCTTGAGGATTATTTAGTCCTGCAGGTAAATATAAACGATCTTCGTACAAGTCTGCAAGTTTATCTGTGTTGATTTTTTGTAAAATACTTGGATCAACTTGTCCCACTTGTGAAATCATTGCTACATATTGATTAATAGCAGGTAGATCTGCAGCTTTTTGAGCTTGTGCAAATATTGAAACAAACTCAGGCTTTAATGATTGACCTTGAAGTGATTCAGGTGGTGGTAGTAAGTATTCATCCTCATACAATACATAGTCCATTACCCACTCAAGTACAGGTACATTATACGTAAAATTTAAACTCTGTAAGTTAGGACCAATTATTCTCTGCTGTTCTTCAACAATTGCAGAAGTCTCAGTTGCTGTTCTAGTTTTTGGATTTTTTGTTAAGTATAACAAGTAATCTGCAAAATATAATTTATCAACCATTTGTCTCAAGTCACCTACATCTTGGATCAAAGTTCCAATGGCCGGATTAACTTGAAATATAGGTTCTAGTTTTGTTTAAGTGCTGCTGATCTACTGTCAATTGGAACGAAAGTATTAGGAGCATGTGATATGTAACTCTTTCTTAAACTCGCTGGACCTTGTAGAGCAGGTTTTAAAATTTGCTCAATTGCTTGGTCTTTACTAATAGCTTTTTTGTTAAGTGATTTAATAAGTCCTAATGCATCTATTGTTGGACCTTTCTCTCCATACTCGAAATCTGTTGTAGACTTACCAACAACAAAAGGTTTTCTCTTAGTATGATGAATTTTTAAGAATACATCAGCTTTGTTAGTACTTTCAATACCACCGTAACCGAACTCCATCCCATCAGCATAATCATAACCACCTTTTCCACCTAGCTCATAAGTCAGTTCAACCCATTGCTTGTTAGTATGAAAAACGTTCTTATCAGGATCAAATAAAGGATTTCTTTTTATTACATGAACTATATCTACTTTTTGACTGTAATTCCCATCCATGTACATTTTCTTCACACTGTGAGACATGTTGGACCAATCAGCTTTTCCATCTTTATTTTTTCCGTAAAGATCTACAATTGATTTTACGTTTAGACAATACTCTCTTATTAAAACATCAGCTTCACCATAACTATCGTTAATAACATAGTAAGAACCTGGAACAAGAGTATGAACATGAAAACCCTTTTCTAGTTCTTCAAAATAATGACCACCAGTGTTAACTACTCCATAGTCATAATAAAAACTACCAGCAGCGTAGTAGTAATTTGAAGATCCTAAGTGTGCTAACGTTCTTTCAGTAAAATGTTGTAACCATGCTTTGTTTTCAAAGTTCTCATTCCTCTCAACATCCTTGGTACCAATTCGATACCAAGGACGAGAAGAAGAAGTGTTTCCCTCAAGGAAACCAGCTACGAACGACCGCAACGCTAATATGTGTGTGGGATCTACAATATGTTGATTTTTTCTTTCACCTTCTGTTTGACTCAATATCCATGTTGATCTATGAGGTAATGCCCATCTTAATGAGTCACACCATGTAGTTCTAACTTTATCAAAAGTTCTCTTAGATTGATGTCTTAAGAACTCACATGTCTGTTTTGAGTATTCCATTTATAACCCTAAAAAGTCTTGAGTATCTGAACCTAAACTTGCTACAGATGAACTTCCTATACCGTTTTTACCTTTACTATCATTACTCTTACCGCTTCTACGAGCACCTGCTGCACTTCTCGATGCTGCTAGTTGGTCTCTAGCTGATCTTGATCTAGCTTCTGCTCTTTGGTCAAGAGCATTCTGTTTACCTTCTTCAAATTGAAGACGAGCTTGTTTGGTAGCTTCTTCAGCAGCATTAGCTCCTGATATATCTTTGACAAGGTTTAATGGTACGTCTAATACATCTCCGGCAGCTTGTCCTACACCACCTATTATATCTCCACCAGCTTGACTTACACCACCTATTATAGCTTCACCTGTTGCACCTACATCTTGAACTATAGTTTCAGCAGTTTTCCCTAAATCAATTCCACCACCATTACACATAATTATTCCTTGTCTAATCTTTTAGAGTATTCAATGTTCATCCTCTCATAGCCTAATCTCTTAAGCAATTTTCCATAATCATTTTTTGCTTTAACATGATGATAGACTACTTGAACACCTAAATTATTTAATTGTTCATCGCACCAAGAGATGAACTTGAGTCCTTGACCTCTATGATCAGGATGAATAAAAATATTACTAAGAGAAGCTTGTAAGGACGATGAGTACTCAATAGAATAATTAATAAAAAATGTACAATATCCTATTAACTCACCTTCATGTCTCAAACCGTAAAACTTAAGTACTTCACTCTTACATAAATTAATAAGTATTCCCCAATTGACATTTAATGGTATGTCATCGTAAGGAGCAACTTCTTTATAATGTATTTTTGATAGTTTACTTAAAGCTTCTATATTGTCTTCAATCTTCTCAGTTGTAAAATTCATCTTGGTCATCCTCATAATTAACTGTATGCTCACCCATGACCATTGCGTTATCACCTATTCTATTACTATTGTGATCTTCAAAGTTTAACTCATTCTCAGGTAACTTATCAATTACATCAAAAGCAAAACATAATACTGCACCATCTGCCATATCGGGAGACTTACCAACACGTAACTTAATGTCTGCTTTAGGTTCAGCTAACTTTTGATGAGTGATTTTATGACGAGTACCTTTTGTCCAACATAATTGTTTTTTAATATCATCAATCCATGCTTCATTTTTACTATCTAAAATTCCACCTTTCATTAATGCTTTTTGCTGATGATAGTACATCATAGCTCTAATGTTTTTATACTCACTCGCTGATGAGTCAGGATTATCACTAGGTACACTTGCAAATGAAATTAATATCCAATGATGCTTTTGAGCATTCATTGCTAAAGTATAAATAGCAGTACCTTCACCTTGATCAATATGAACTGCATCTGCTTTTAATCTTCTCTCCCAATAACATAATTTATTGTAAGTAAGTTGATGAGTATCACCATCTTCTTTTTTAAGTTTATATTTCTCAAGAGCACATTGATAATGACCTTGCTTATACCAAATAGTTGTCTCATCTCCACCTGTCCACGCAGGATCACAAGTTAAAATTACAGGGAAATGAGAAACACTCTCTAAATCGAAGTTTATCCTACGAGCAAACGCTGTATTAACTGACTCAATTTTAATGATCGAATCTTTTGCTGATTTTCTTGGTAGACCTCTAACTCTTACTCTAAAGTCATCATTATCTTCATCACCACCAGCTTCGATTAACCATGCGTTTACTTGCTCAGGATCAATGTGATTTAAATCTCTTGTATCAATTCTTACAGCTCTCCATAAAGGAGAAGTCATGTTTTGTTCAAACTTACTCTCAGGATCATCCGAGTTACCAAAAGCCATCATCAACTTTATAGTACCTGTCTCTGTAAATGCACCTGAAGCATATTGCCAAATAATAGCAGGGATACCTGGAGCTTCTTCAAACGTGTAAGAAACTGCACCACCCTTATTGTGAAGTCCTGAAATACTAGCAGGGTTTTGTTCGTTCCATGTTACAGTATCAATTCTCCAACTCTCAGCAAGCTTTTCATTCTTAGCTTTAATACTCGTTCCGAACTTATCAAAGAACTGATCGACATACCTTGCACGTCTAAACCATATGTCGTACTCAGGCCATATAATTTGTTTCATTTGAGGATCAGTGTTAGCTGTGATTCTAGCTTTTAGTCTTTGAGTAAATAACAACATTATATTTGTCATTGCACCAAAGGCAGTTTTAGCTGCACCATTACCTGAAGAGATTACAAGTCTATAAGTTTGATAACGAGTCTCAATATTAGAAAAGTGTTTTGACATTTTTGCCCACTCTTCCATCTGCCACTCGTAAGGCATCATGTGTTCAAGGTCCGTACCTTTCTCACCAAATGGGAAAATGAGAAAAACTAACTTACAAAAGTTGTAACGACTCTCATCTATTAGTTCTTTAAATAATTTGATAGCGTTATTAGAGTCGTCCATGATTAGTAGACGACATTACCTGACTCTTCATTTTTTGGATTATGGAGTCTAGTGGTTTTAATTATTTTTTCTAATTCTAAACTAATTCTTGTCTTAACAGAAATTCTCCTATTCATAGATTTATTGTAAATTCTTGAACCTCTAAGTTTTCTCTTAAGTCTTTCAATATAGAGTAGAACCAATGCCCAATCTTCAGGAGAGTACATAATGTATCTGTCTGTACTCTCAATAGGGATTGATCGATATTCTTGAGTTTGATTGTCATAACATTCTACTTGTTTGTTAGGGACATCATTAGCGCATATTTCTACTTTAGGTTTTATCGGTAAACCACTACATGCGCTAAATAGAAAGATCCCTAATAGCAGTACGAAGTTCTTCTTTAGTTGTTGCATTTTTGATCGCCTTGACTTTCTTCTTGAGTTCTTCTTTCAACTTCTTGTCTTCTTGGTAGTCATCCCACTTACGAGTAATCAAAGATAAAATCTTATCCAACAAGTAAGTGAGAGCGTATTGTAGTAGTTTTTGCCACATAACTAGAGAGAGATCTCTAATTTGTCTAGTAGTGCTCTCATTTTAGGTTCACCAGCAGCAACAATCATGTCATCAAATTTGTTGTCTGTTTTACGAGCAACTAAACCTAATAGATCGATAAGTGTTCCACCTATCTTTTTACCGACAACTGTTAGAAGTGCTTCAGCTTCTTCATCGTTAAAACCATTTTTCTTAGCAATTTCTAGGATTTCTTCTTTTGTGACTTTCATGTAACTTCTCCTTCAAAGATTTATTCAAAGTTACATGAGACATTATTTAATTTAGATTGTAAAGGATAGAGTTAAGTTGTTGATTTAACTCTTTTGTAGAAGCACTTCTTCTTTAAACCAAACCAATGATACCATACTCTACGACATTTCTTTTCCCATCTGATACGAGGTCCAGGTAAACCATTAGTCTGTCTAAGAAAGCTATACGTTTCTAAAATTGCTTTATTTGCCAAATAAGAAAACGATTTTCTAAAGTCACTCCCACCATGACGAAAACCTAAAGTATGAAACCACTCATGGGTCATATTACTTAAACGTTTATCTTCAGACATATGGTCATGAAATTTATTATTGATGTTGATTGTCTTCTTTCCAGGTGTCATGAACCCTACAACTTTAGAGTACCAACTTGAGTAATCTTTAAAGTATATATCAGCTTCATTATCTATTTCGTTATTCCACTCTTCAGCACCATTAAATATTTTAGTTAAAAGTTTTTCAGCAGTTACATCTTTCCATTTAGATGTTTCACCTGTTCTGTACTCATTTAAGTGTAATTTAATGGTAAGTATAAAATGTGAGTGGTTAACAATCTCTTCAAATATAAATGCTAAATCTAAACACCTTAGTCTTCTTGATGAACTAACCTCATCAACATTAATAAGTGCTGTTAGTGTTGGATAACTTCTCATTCTAATATTCCTTTCTCTTTTAACATTTTTTCAACCTCATACCAATCTACTACAGGACGAGTATCATCATGGTCCTCATCTAGAGGACAACCAAGAGCTGCATCGTCGATATATATATTACAGAATATCTTTGGTGATTTTGTCCAATGGTGTTGAGCAGGGTTTTCATTTACACCATACAACTCTATACCATTCTCTTCCATATACTCAACAGCTTGAACTAATCTCTCACCACTTCTCATAGTGTAAAGAATAAGCTTATGTCCAGCATCCTGAAGCTGCTCTAACACCTCAATAGCTAACTCTAACTCTTCTCCAATCTCAGGGTACTTTTGAGTAACCATAGTACCATCAAAATCAATTCCTATTACTAGTGACTTCATGACATTCTTTCCTTAAAATCTTCAAACCCGTTATTAATTCTAGGGTTTTTCTCTTTAACTTTCGTTTGCATCTTATCTAAAACTTCTTCTTGGTACTTAGTAGTAATATATCTTTTAGCATCTGATACATTATCTTTCATTATATAAGCAAAGCACCTAAAACCATCAGTAGTTGTACCTATTAATTTATCACAAGTACCACTAGTATCTAATTCAAATGTTATACTACCGTAACTCTTTGGTATTTCTAACTCTTTATTATTTATCAAAGCTCACCTTCTCCTGCAT